AGGCGCATTGCTTCGGAACCGTCCACACTAAACGAAATCAAAGATGCAGCAGCCGCATTTGTGTGGTCAGCACGAAACTCCATCTGACCAGCACTGTTGATAATCTCGTTTGTCCAAGTGCCGTTGCTAAAGTCAATAGATGCGTTGCTTGAGTTTAATGATAATAGGCGAGTCGGCCCCGTAGTCCCAATACCAACCCTATCATTTCCCGCATCTACAAACAGCATATTGGCGTTGCCGTTGGACTCAACACGGAAGTCGGTGTCGTTGCTGTCTTCATTGATGACAACTGCTGAATTTGATGCGCTTATGAGTTTTGGAAAACTGCTTGTATCCCCGTACAGCTGGAAAGTACCAGCACTGTTTCCAACTGCCATTGAGGTTGTATTGTCAGTGAGTACAATATTGACGCCAGCATCGGTTGAAACAACTGTAAGTGCATTATCTGTTGTGCCAGAGTTGATGTTTGCGGCACCATTAATATCAAGGCTGCCGCCAGTAATGACGCCTGTGGTGGTGATTGCGCTAGAACCATTATCAATGCTTCCAAAGCCGCTGGTGATGCTACCGCTGTTCAGTGCGCCAGTCGTGACGATGTTTGAACTACCAGCAGCCGGTGCTGCGCCAATATCAGAAAGCACCTCTGACGCAGACCGACCTTCAATGGCCGTGCCAGCCACGCGCAGGAAATCATCATCTACCACGCCGCTCGTGAACTTTGGCACGTTGTTGTTAGATATGCCTGTGTTGAGCGTGGCAGTCGCTGTGATGGCCGTGCCATTCAGCGTCATGGCATCTGCTTCAAGCGTGCCATCAATGTCAGCATCACCGCTGATGTCTAGGCTACCGGCATCAAGTTCGCCTGTCAGCGTCACGTTGCGAAAGCTGGCAATGTCCTTATTACTGTCAACGATCACAGCCTTGGATGCCGTTACAGTGCCTGCTGTGACGCCGTCAATGGCCTCTAGTTCAGCCTCGCTGATGACAGCACCTGACCCCAGTGTCAGATCACCGCCGACTGTTAGATTGCCTGCAACAGCCGTTGTGCTACTGGCCACAGTGCTGTTGGGCGTGTGTGTGAGGTAGTTGACAAAGCTGCCGCTGATTTTGCTGCCCAGTGTCAGCACACCGCCGTCAGCAATGTTGAGTTTGTGCTGGTCTGCGTTGTCATCGCCTTGGTCAGCCTTCAGCACGATGCCAAGCGCTGCGCCCTCTACGTTGGCTGCAATCTCAAGGCTGTCATTGGTGCTTTCATCATACTGAATGGTGATGTCGCTGTTTGTACCAAGCACGATGGTCTTGTTGTCAGGTACAGTCAGACCCTCTGCAAACGGGATTGCCGCTGTGCAAGTCTGTGTGCCGTCTTTCAGGATGCAAGTGGACAGGCCAGTCGCAAAGCCATCAAGTTCTGTGTCAAACTTGGATGCAAGGATTTTGACGCCATTATCTCTGTCTGTCGTGCAGTCAAATGTGCGTGAAAACGTACCGCCGGAAAATGCCATTAGAGTGGCCCCCCTGGTGCAAATGTATAGTGAGCGCTGATGAAGGAGATTGTCTGCGTGCTGGTTGCAACCTTGATCCGCAATGCACTTGAGTAGCCTAGCCGGTTGACAGCCTTGCGCCGCTTGGTAACGCCAGCGCCAGCCGTATCAGCCCAGAAAAAATCATCATAAGTGGCGGTATCCCACGCCGCCAGATTTGACTGAAAGGTAACGGGCGAGACATCAATGGCCGCTACAGGCGCTTGATCAACGCCAACGCCAAAACTGAACACAACGTCTGTTTCGCCCTCAAGCATTGGCTGCACGCTGCTGAAGCGCTTTACACCGCCTCTGTCGCCAAAATAATTATAGGCCGTAGCCAAATCACCAACAATGTTTTCGCCATTATCAGCATCACCAGTCACCTTAAAAACAACACCAGACGCGCTGCCGAAAAACGTATCGCCGTTGAACTGGCCCCAGACATGGGCTGGTATGTTCTCAAAAATGCACCACGCCCTGATGATCGGGTTGAACACATGCTGGTTGAAAGGATCAACGTCATCAGTCGGATAGTTAAAATAGACCTTGTCGCCGTCAGGACTGACAAAGACTTGCCAGCCGGTTGATGTGCCGGTGGCCTTGACCTGGCTGATGACGGTGCCGCGTATCTTCTCTGATATGGCCGCTGCCTTGTTGCCAACGATGTCTTGGCGCACAACCTGGCTCAAAGGCAGATAGCCCTCTTTGGTCATCACGATGACATCGCCGCCCAGCTTGGCAATGGCGCGTTTTTCATTTATCGGCTCTGCAATCCGGAACGTACCAACCAGGCTGAAATCACTGGCAGGGTTTGATCCTGAATACAGCAGCACCTCGCCCGATGTCATTATGATGCACAGCAGATCATCAACGCCCTCACCGCCATCAATGGTGAGCGTGTTGATCATTATGATGTTGCCGCCGAATGTGCCGACCAAGCCGACAGGGAACTTGGTAAAGTTTCCTTGAAAGGTGTCCACAGTGGCGCTGTGGTAAAAGTTCTGACTGGTGCCTGTCCAGTAATAGACGCGGTTTTTATGCGCGTGAACGCCGGTCAGCGTGTTGGCGTTGACGCTATCAGACAGCGTGATCGACAAATCACTGGCGCTTGACCCGTCCCAGCTAAAAGGCACGTTCGCCCCTGACGGCACAAAGATGGTGTTGTTGTTGAACTCAATGCTTTCTGCCCTGCCGTTGGCAAGGCCGGTTTTCTTGCTGACGGCTGTCCCGCTGTCGATCTGGTACAGCGTGCCGTTGCTGCCAATTGCCAGAAGCTGCCGGTTTGCGCCAGCATTGTGCTCCACCAGTGTTTCAACATTGCCGGTGCCAATCCCTGTACAAAAACTGGTGTATCCGTCGCGCAGGGTGACTTTCTCCACAGTCGGAAAAAAGTTGGACATGATCAGCGCGTCTGTCGGTGACATCGCATCAATACTGTCACGGCTGTTCAAACCGCCCACAGGGGCTGGCACGCTGACCGCCTTAACGCGGTAGCCTCTTGATGTCGGCAGTGCTTGCAGCATCAGACGGCCCCGTATCCACTATCAGGCAGATTGTAAGAATAAGGGCTGACAAGCAGGCGTCTGGCGTCATCCAGGCTGATGACCGGCGCACCGCCAGCGCGGCTGATGGCTTGGCGCAGTTCAAGCTGGTACTGCCTGAAATCCTCATCATATGTCAGGCCGTGGTTCTGCTTGAACCGCCAGGTGACGCCCATCTCAATCAGTGTTTCATCTAGGATGCCGACATCTGTGTCTGCTGCCATAGCGGCCTGTGAGGTGCCGCCGCTGCTTTGATTCCAGTGACTGCTGACATACTCAAAGCCAATAGCTTCGGCTGATGTTGGTGTTGGCGTGATGTCAAACTTAAGGACATTGCTTGACGGCTTGAAGCGGAACTTTTGCGTGATGCCTGCGCTGGCTGTGCCATAGCGATCCTGCTGGAACTGCTGCGGCGTGATAGGCCCGACCATTTGATCCAGATCGGTGCGGTTGTACATTGTGCTGCCCACAGAGCGATCATAGTCAGTCGGCAGATCGTAACTCTGCGTGCCATTGACGGTATTGAAGGTGTGTTCCTTCAGCAGCACCGGCCAGTTGTTCGAGCGCATCAGTTGCTTGCCCTCACGGTTGATGAAGGCGAATAGCTGACGGGCAATGGGGTCTGTGTTGCCAACAACCGTTGACGGACGTTCAAACCCTGTGAAGTCAGCTACGTTCTGCGCTATCGTCAGCAGGCTCATGTTTTACCTCTTCTGCCAAGGTCTGGGCTGCCACAGCCACCTCAACTACTAGGTCGTCTTTTTGCTTTGTCGCTTCGACTTGCAGCTTGGCAATCTTGGCAAGTTCAACATATGGCTCACCAATGCCGCGCAGCGTTGTTTCTTCAGCAGCAGCAAGCTGCTCAACAGTCTCAATGTCATGCAGTTCAAGTTCAGTCCGGCGCGGCTCTGTCATCCCTGGCAGTTCTGCTAGGCCGGTGCCTTTGGTGCGGGGCTTTCTCTTCTTGCCCTTGTATGCTTTCCATTCAGCAGGGAACCGCTGCAAATCTTCTGGCCGCGCTGGGCCCTCCCAGATGTCGCGCATGCCTGCTATTTCAATCCGGCAAAAGTCACGCTTTTGGCCGTTGAGTTCTCGCTCAAAAAAGATGCCTTTTTCGCTCATATCAATCCTCCCGATTGCATAGAAAAAAGGGGCGGGTTGCCCCGCCCCTTTGGTTTTACATTGGGAAATCGCAGATGATTTCCTTGTCGCTGATGTCGCCAGCAATTGCACAGACGTTGTCTGTTACATCTGCTGACACATCCAGCTTGCCGTCTGCTGAACCCGTTGGCGTCAGCGGT